CTGATACTGTAGATTGGACTGGAAGCGGAGGTAAATTCTATATTCTAGAGGGCGGTACTTTCCTAACTTATAATGCAGAAAGTGGTACTTATCCTGGAACAACTGGACGATATAATTTACAATTTACAAAAATTTCTGGTGATACATTAACTACACCAACTATTACTGGTGGTGGCACTACAGAAGCAACTTTTGATACTTGGGGTACTTCAGGAACTTACGATTCAGTTACTGTTTATCGAGTTACAGCTTGGATTCGTAGACTAGACGGCACAACCACTGTACAAATGTCACAAGACATTACATTAACTCCCAGCTTCTGGGGTTATGATGGTACACAAGGTTTGCAAGGTGGTAGTGGTACACAAGGTTTGCAAGGTGGTGGTGGTACACAAGGTTTACAAGGTACTGGAGGTACTCAAGGTTTAACTGGAGCATCAGGTACAGCTTTAATTATCAATGGTGGTTTTGAGACTGGTGATATAACTGGCTGGGAAGCTGTTGGAGCAGTTTCTCCACAAACTTCAGGTAGTATTAGTTCAACATATGCTCGTAATGGTACTTATTCATTAAGAGTTCCTGAAGGTGGTGGCGGACCCAATCACTGGTCTAATCTATTTCCTGTATCAGAAGGTGATTCAATTAGAGTAACAGGATATGCTTATCCTGGAGCAGGTCTTTCAGCTAATTGTGCGATACAAATTCGTTGGTTTGACTCTGCAGGTAATAATGTAAATACAGATAGTGTTGGTACTGCTGATTATACAGTATCAAGCTGGCAAAAAATAAGTAATACATTAACTGTGCCAGTACTATCACCTGAAGTTACACAAGCAGCTGTCGATTGTGGTGAAGCAAACGGTAGTACTGGATATTGGTATTTTGATAGTCTTTCAGCAGTATTGCAAGGTACTGAAGGACTTGATGGTCTCGCAGTAAATTATACAAATGATAGTCATCAGGTTGAAGTAGATGAGAATGTAAGTCCTACTACTTATGATTGGAACGGCAGTGGTGGTGATTTCTATGTTTATGAAGGTGCAAATCTTTTAGACTTTAATACAGCAGCAGCAAGTTTTCCAGCAGCAGCAGGCTCATTTAACTTAGACTTTACTAAACTTATTGGTGATACTTTAACTGGACATACTACTTCAGCTATAACTGCTGGAGGAGCAAATATTGCTGATTGGGATGGACAACTTACCCAAACTACTATTTATCGAATTACAGCTTGGATTCGTAGACTAGATGGTACAACTACTGTAACTATGCCAGTAGATGCTACATTAGTACCTTCTTGGGTACCTGCAGATGGATCAGAACCAAATACAGTTTTTGTTTCAGCAAGCTCTTATACAATTAAAATATCTGATAATGGAATAACTCCAGAAGAAGTTACATTAACTGCTGCTTTAACTGGTACATTAAGCACATATCAATGGCAATATGTTGATACATGGGGAACTTGGCAAAATATTACTGGTGAGACAAGTGCAACTTTTGTATTAACTCATAATGCTGATCAATGGGGTACAAACGCAGCTCATACTACACAACGTGCTTTAAGACTTCGTTGTGTTTCTGGCGCTTATAATGATGAAGTAACAATAAATAAACTTTATGATGTTCATGGTGAAAATTTAGTTCGTAATGGTGGTGCAGAATGGTTAAATATAGGAAATTGGGGTTTAATTGGAGGTGCATCAGATTTAAATGAACTCACAGTAATAGCAGATGGAACTGGTGCAGATGGACAAGCATATTTTAAATATAGTGCTACAAATGTTTCACCTGATGGAAAAGACGTAATTCTTTGTACTGTAGAAGATATGCAGGTAGACGTAGAAGATGCTGTTTATGAATGGTCTATGTATATAAAGACTGACAGCCCACCAAGTCCTGCTATATATCACTTGATTGGATTATCACCTGTAGACGAATATGGAGCCAACGTAAATACAGGAAGAGCTTGGAAAATAGAAGGAACGGATGCACAACTATATGAGACTATTACAGGAACTAATCCTACTTCTATAAAAATTAAACCAATAATTGGAAAAACATTTAATTGGTTTAGAGATCAAGCTTTTTACGATGCATCTTCTCCAAGCACAGATCACAATAAAACCAGTAATCCGGTAATTCTTTATGGAGACTCAACTGGCCCAGTTACCGAATTTCCAGTAGAATCAAGACCTAATGTTAGATATAATTATATTGGAGATTCTAGTGGTACGACAAATTACGCTCGAGTAACCAATAACAGTAACTATGGAGATTATGATACGGTAGATGGAAGTACAACAGGATGGTGGACAATATATTCTCAGCAAGGTGGTGGCGGTGGTGGCTATTATTACTTTAATACTGGTAAAGACTTGGCAGATGATTCTTCTTCTCCATCTATAGGAGGTAAAGTTAACGATTGGATTTCATTAAGTGGTGAAGGTGGTACCTATATGTATTTACCAGCTGGTGCGGTTGCCACTACTTCAAATTGGGTAAAATATTATACTTATATAAGTGGTCAAAATGCTTGGAATGAGCATCCAGTAGATTCAAAATTTAGGCCTAATAAAGGCATTAGATGGATGAATTATATAAATTATCAGGTTGTTGCTGGTGAAGTTGATTTTCTTTTTGATAAATGCTCATTAAGAAAAATTCCAGCAGTATTTACTGGCTATCTTGATAATGAAACCTGTAATATTTTAGCAAGTACAAATGGTCTTGTAGGTAGTAGTCAGTATCCAATTACAGGTGGAACATTTCGAACTTTTCTCGATGGCCAAGAAGTAACAACATCTGGAGATGTTACTTACACTGTCGATAGTATTACTGGTACACCTTCTCCGGGAATGGTAACTGCCTATATTACAATGGGAACAAGTACTGGAGTATATGTAGCAAATAATATTCCTCAAGATACTACTGAATATAGTGTTACTTATAAAGCTGTTTTTAGTCGTGGAGGATTAACGCGTACGCTTTATAAAACTCAAACTGTAAAAATTGATAATTATCCTCAAGGTCAGTTAACTTTAGTAGATTATAGTGATGGATCAGGAATCGCTAATATTTATGGCGAAGATCAAATTACGATATGGAATGCTGCGGGTTGGGATTTATGTGTTTATTCAGACGAAGCCTATACTGGCCCTGTTAGATTAGACTTTAAAACTTATGGTGCAACTCAAACTAATCAATCTTTCATGGTAGGTTTTTCAGATTATTCAGATATGAGTTCTGGAGACGATCATGCTAGAGTAGCTGCGGCTTTTTACTTTCAACAGAATTATGGTGGTGGTAGTGGAAATCCCGGTATATCGTATTGGTCAGATACAGGAGCTGCTACTGGAATTGTTGATGAGTCTGTTACTCCACATACAGCTAATGATGTATGGTCTCTTATTTGGAATGGAAGATCATATACTATGCTTAAAAATGGAGCATATTTTGCAGGACCATACAAACCAGCAAGTACTCCAGCATACCATAGACTTTTTATAGCTTTTGGTGGTAATGCGACAACAGATGGTGTAACAGATATTAGCATGATCGGTACAGGTTTACGTACTGCTACTGCATACTTATATCAAAGAACTACAACTTCAAGTGCACCTGGAAGCTTACCAGCAAGTAATCATACTTATACTTTTAGTACTCAAGTAGTTTCTGGCTCACTTCCCGATAATGGTTGGCAAGCAACAGTACCTACGGCTTCTACTAGTGATTATTTGTGGGTAACTACTGCAACCGCAATTAGCTCACTAGATACTGATACAATTTATCCAGCTGAGTGGTCTACAGCTGCATTAATAACTACTGATGGCGCTCCAGCTTCGTGGAGACAAAGAATAGTTCCTGATGGTGACTTTGTACATGATACTATTGCAAATGCTACAGCTATTACTTCATCTAATGCAGACTATTGGACTACTTCAGGTAGTGATGGAGGTTCTTCAACATACTATACTTCAGGTGGTAGTCCAAATGGCTATATTCGAATGGTATGTCCTTCTGGTAACTACTATCAAAGATTAAGAGCTTCATTAGATTCAACAGCAATTCCTGTACCTGGTGAAATGATGTTGGATGTAACTTTATCTTACAAAGTAGTATCAGCGTTTACTTCTGGTTCTAATACAAATTATCCAAAGGCTGTTGCATGTGTTATTGGTGGAGAAAATGCATCTGGAACTGTAAGTGGAAACTCTGATACTTTATATTATTTTCCAATTACTGAAGGTTCTGGTTCAACAGTGTATTCTAAGACAGTATCAGTTCCGTGGCATGGAACAGTTAAATGGAATGGAAGCGCTGTAGGAGATTATAATCGTCCAACTGTGCAATTAGTAAGCTGGGGTACTGGGACTGGTTATGGAACAATTGATATCGTTGGTTTATATGCAGAAGTTTCTACAGCTGCTAATTTAGTCTATCAACCAGCTGGCGGTACTACATATAGTACTGTTGAAGCAGATTCTCAAAAAAGAATTATTTATATGACAGGAAATGTTTCAATTACAGCTAGTATACCATACCCAATCGGTACAATTCTTACTTTTGTAAATCGTGCAGGAGCTACTAAAACAATTACGCTTAGTTCTGGTAGTTTGTATAAAGCAGGTGATAGCTCTACAACTAATCCAGTTACTTTAAATCAAAATGCAATTGCAAATGCAGTTAAAACAGACTCTACTGTATGGGTAATTTCTGGAATGGGAATACAATAATGAGTCAAGTACTTTTATGCGCTGCTAATGATAGTGGTTTATATACTATTACAGCTGGAATAGATTTTCCTTCTACATACGAAGAAGTAAGAGGTTTTTCAGATTACGATTATACTATTGGTACTGCAACTGGAACAGTTGCAGGTGCAGCACTTGCTGAGTGTTATATGTATGAAATTTATCCTGGAACTCAAAGAGATTTATACTTTGCAGTATACGGAAATTGGAGTGGAACACCTCCCTTTTCTACAGTCACTATTCCGGGAGTAGGCAGTAAAAGCCTTTCAAGTGGTAGTTGGAATGGTACTCGTACTATGTTTAATTGGTATAATGTATTACCTGCTTCTTGGGTAACATCTGGAGATATAACATTTTCATGAACGAGTTAATTATAACAGGATGTGGAAGAGGTGGTACTACAGCTATAGCTGGAGTTATTCGTCATTTAGGATTATCATTTCCTAATGCTAATGAGTATAACGAAGAGCCAACATTAATAAGAGCAGTAAGAAATAATAATTGGTATGAATTTGAAATAATATTATCTCAAATTAGAGAAAATTATACTTCTTGGGGCGTAAAACATCCTTGGTATTCTAGAGATGCTAGTAAATTACTTCAAGCTATGAAAAGATTAAAAAATCCAGGTCTTGTGCATATTTGGAGAGATCCATATAGTATTGCGGATCATCGATTTAAATTAACTTTAAAAGCTGCAGAAAATGTACCTGATATAATATTACCGACTTTTGAAAAAACTATGACTCATTTAATTACAAAAGAACTTCCCTCTCGTATTCACTCAGTAAACATAGTTTCTAAAGAATTTCCTGTTTTTCAGTTATCATACGAAAAACTAATACAGAACCCAGAAGAACAAGTAGAATCAATTCGTTCTTGGCTTAACTTTTCAGATAAAGGTGTAGCAGCAGCTATTGACTATATCAAACCTGGAAGTTATCATCCTTGGGAAGAAAATTTATAGGAGATATAAATGGCAACATATGATGAACTTTATCAATTACACGTTGATTATTCTTTAATTGGAAAAGTTTCTACAGCAATAGCTATTGCCGCAGAAGCTATTCGTATAGAAGATCCAGCAACAATTAATCATGATTTGCGATTAAAATGGGCTTTACTTGCATTAAATAATGTAAGTGGTATGGCTCATAAAATGATGTGGATATTATTAGCACAAAATGCTTCTTTTACAGTTGAACAAATTCAAAATGCAAGTGATGTAAATATTCAAAATGCAGTAAACTCTGCTGTTGAAATTTTCTATCAATAACCAGTTATCAAAAAATAACACTTGACAAATTTGTTAGCGATTGATATAATTTTGGTAAATTTGAATAACTCTGCTTTAAGCAGTCCAACCCCTGAGCCTTCGCTCAAGCATTGAAAATAGACACATGACTGCAGGAACTTACGATATTACAATAGATCAAGGCTCGGATTATTCCTTAGGAATAACTGTTAAGGACTCCGTTGGTGATCCACTCGATTTAACAGGCTATAGCGCCAGGGCTCAGCTTCGTCCGAAAAAAGACTCTACTATTCTTTCTGCATCTTTTACCTGCGAAATAGGTAGTCCGCCTACAGACGGACAGATTACAATGACATTGGCAAATGCAATTTCTACCGCAATGACGGCTGGAACGTATTACTATGATCTTGAAGTTTATACCGCAGGAGATGGATATGTAAAGAGATTAATTGAAGGCAAAGCACGAGTGAAACAAGAAGTTACTAGATGACTTATATTATTGACGTTACTGAAACTAACGGTACAACAGTAACTTTACAAGCCGTTACAAATACTATTGAAGTTAATAACTTAGCTTTGCCTACTGTTGGAGTTCAAGGTATTCAAGGACTTCAAGGCACAATTGGCGATCGTTATGCAACAACATCAACTACTTCTTTAACGATTGCTACCGGTATTCAAAACCTTACAGTTGAAACTGGCCTAGCTTATACAGCAGGCCAGTCAGTTGTTATCGCCTATGATGAACTTAATTATATGGAAGGCGATGTTAGCTCTTATAATCCAGCTACTGGAGCTATGATTGCTGATATTGCTTCTATTACTGGTAGTGGTGTTTATGCTGATTGGGATGTAAATTTAGGCGGTGCTATTGGCGCGGATGGTGCTCAAGGTGTTCAAGGCATAACTGGTATTCAAGGCGCTGATGGTACTCAAGGTACTACTGGTGCTCAAGGTACTACTGGTGCTCAAGGTACTACTGGTACTCAAGGTGTTGATGGTATTCAAGGCGCTGATGGTACTCAAGGTACTACTGGCGCACAGGGTATAACTGGTTCACAGGGTGCAACAGGTACTCAAGGTGCTGATGGTATTCAAGGTACTACAGGATCACAGGGTACAATTGGTTCACAGGGCACAACTGGTTCTCAAGGCACAACAGGTACTCAAGGTGCTGACGGTACTCAAGGCACAACTGGTTCACAGGGCACAACTGGTTCACAAGGCACAACTGGTTCACAAGGTGCAACAGGTACTCAAGGTGCAACAGGTACTCAAGGTACTACTGGCGCACAGGGTACTACAGGATCACAAGGAACAACTGGTTCACAGGGTGCAACAGGTACTCAAGGTGCTGATGGTACCCAAGGTACTACTGGCGCACAGGGTACTACAGGATCACAAGGTACAACTGGTTCACAGGGTGCAACAGGTACTCAAGGTACTACTGGTACTCAAGGTACTACTGGCGCACAGGGTACAACTGGTTCTCAAGGCACAACAGGTACTCAAGGTGCTGACGGTACTCAAGGCACAACTGGTTCCCAAGGCACAACTGGTTCACAAGGCACAACTGGTACTCAAGGCGCTGATGGTACTCAAGGTACAACAGGGTCGCAGGGAACAACTGGTTCACAAGGCACAACTGGTTCACAAGGCACAACTGGTACTCAAGGTGCTGATGGTACACAAGGTACAACAGGCGCTCAAGGTACTACTGGCGCTCAAGGTACAACTGGTACTCAAGGTACTGAAGGAGATATTTATTCTACTACATCTACAGATTCTCGCACAATACAAACAGGAACGTTAAATCTTACTGTAGATACAGGTTTAGCATATTCTCCAGGTCAAACTGTAATTGTCGCTTATGATATTGACAACTCTATGGAAGGTTTGGTTATATCTTATAACTCAGGCTCAGGTGCAATATCTATTAATGTTAGTACTACTACTGGATCTGGAACTTATGCTGCGTGGGATGTAAATTTAGGAGGTACTCCTGGAGCAACAGGTGCTCAAGGTACTACTGGCGCACAGGGTACTACTGGTTCACAAGGTGCAACAGGTACTCAAGGTGCCGACGGTACTCAAGGTACTACAGGTGCTCAAGGTATTCAAGGCACAACTGGTTCACAGGGCACAACTGGTTCACAGGGCACAACTGGTTCACAGGGCACAACTGGTTCACAGGGCACAACTGGTTCACAAGGTACTACAGGTTCACAAGGTACTGATGGTATTCAAGGTGATACTGGTATTCAAGGTACTACTGGAGCAGGTACTCAGGGAACTCAAGGTACTGACGGTATTCAAGGTGATACTGGTATTCAAGGTACTACTGGAGCAGGTACACAGGGAACTCAGGGTACTACTGGAACACAAGGTGCAGATGGTTCCGGAGGTGGAGCCTCTGTAACAGTATCTGATAGTGTTCCAGGATCTCCAACTGATCCAGGAGATTTATGGTGGGATAGCGTAAATGGCCGTTTAATGGTTTACTACGATGATGGTACTAGCTCACAATGGGTTGAAGCGGCCCCTACAGGATTACAAGGACCAACAGGTTCACAAGGTACTACTGGAGCAGGTACACAAGGTGCTACAGGTACTCAAGGTACTACAGGATCACAAGGTACAACTGGATCAGGAACTCAAGGTACTCAAGGCGCAACTGGTACTCAAGGTACTACAGGATCACAAGGTACTACAGGATCACAAGGAACAACTGGTTCACAAGGTACTGATGGTATACAAGGAACCACTGGTTCACAGGGCACAACTGGTTCACAAGGTACTACAGGATCGCAAGGTACTACAGGATCGCAAGGTACTACAGGTTCGCAGGGAACAACAGGATCACAAGGTACTGATGGTACACAAGGAACAACTGGTTCACAAGGTACTACAGGATCGCAAGGTACTGATGGTACACAAGGAACAACTGGTTCACAAGGTGCAACAGGTACTCAAGGCACAACAGGGTCACAGGGAACAACAGGGTCACAGGGAACAACTGGTTCACAGGGAACAACTGGTTCACAGGGAACAACTGGTTCACAAGGCACTGACGGTATTCAAGGTGATACTGGTATTCAAGGTACTACTGGAGCAGGTACACAGGGAACTCAAGGTACTGATGGTATTCAAGGTGATACTGGTATTCAAGGTACTACTGGAGCAGGTACTCAGGGAACTCAAGGCACTGACGGTATTCAAGGTGATACTGGTATTCAAGGTACTACTGGAGCAGGTACTCAAGGCGCTACTGGTACTCAAGGTACAACTGGTTCGCAAGGTACTGATGGTATTCAAGGTACAACTGGAGCAGGTACTCAAGGCGCTACTGGAACTCAAGGAACCACTGGTTCACAGGGCACAACTGGTTCACAAGGTACTACAGGATCACAAGGTACTACAGGATCACAAGGTACTACAGGATCGCAGGGAACAACAGGATCACAAGGTACTGATGGTACACAAGGAACAACTGGTTCACAAGGTACTACAGGATCGCAAGGTACAACAGGTACTCAAGGTACAACAGGGTCGCAGGGAACAACTGGTTCACAAGGTACTGATGGTACTCAAGGTGTACAAGGAACAACTGGTTCACAAGGTACTACCGGAGCAGCAGATCAAGATGTTCTAGATACAAAGAAAACTCGTATAGGTTTTCCGTATGATCCAGATACTGGCTATGAGGTTTCACTTTCTTATAGTGGTGCAAATCGTCAATTAACTATTACACCGCTTAATTCACCTGCTGAGTTTGTTGTATATACCGGAGGCGTAAAACGTACAAAATCAGGCGCTCAAGTATCTACTGCACACGCAGATACAAGTGATGGGTACTTTATTTATTATGATGAAACTGGTGCTTTAACCACATCTACTACTGCTTGGAATTTGCTAAAACATGCACCTGTAGCCTCTATAGTATATAATGCTACAGATAATGATGCTACATTCGCATTAATGGAGCTTCATACAGCAGATCGTGATCCGGAACTACATAGTCGTTTACACTTTGGAGATGGAACAAGAATTTCATCCGTTCCAGGATTACCTTCTATAACTGGATATTCTCTCAATTCAGATACAACAGATTCTGTAACTTGGGGAGCATCATATGTAAGAGTTTTAGACGAAGATATTGAATTAGATACTAATACTATTACAGATGGCGGCACATATCGAGTTGTTTACCGTAATAATACAGTTGGTGAATGGGCAGTTCAAACTTCTACTTTTGGTGATGCAAAAGGTGTGCCTTTCTTAACAAATGGTACTACTCTTTGTTACAATCAATATACAGGATCAGCTTGGCAAAAAACTGCTGTAAATACTGCTGGTTCTGGTCAATGGGTGAATATGTGGTTATGTGCCACAACTGAAATTGATCCAACTAAGAGATATTTCTTAGTTCCCGGACAAGCAGCCCATGATTCTGAAGCAGCAGCTACCGCTGAAGAAATTAGTTCTATTAATTGGGGCGATATGTCTCCTCAAGAACTTATTACAGTTGCTCGATTTACTTATAATGCAAAGAGTAACTTATCTACATCAACTCATTACGCACAATTAACAAATATTAGAGTACAATTTAATAACTTTGCTATTGTTTCTGGTGGAGTTGGTGCTGATGGCGCACAAGGTATTCAAGGAATTCAAGGAGTACAAGGTACTACAGGATCACAAGGAACAACTGGTACACAAGGAACAACTGGTTCACAAGGTACTACAGGATCGCAAGGTACTACAGGATCGCAAGGTACTACAGGATCGCAAGGAACAACTGGTACACAAGGTACTACAGGTTCGCAGGGAACAACAGGATCACAAGGTACTGATGGTACACAAGGTACTACAGGATCGCAAGGTACAACAGGTACTCAAGGTACAGATGGTACACAAGGCACGCAAGGTACTACTGGGTCAGGCACTCAAGGCACGCAAGGTACTACTGGGTCAGGTACTCAAGGTACAGACGGTACACAAGGAGTACAAGGTACGGATGGCGGTGCCGGTGGAGCTTCAGTATCTGTAGGGGATTCACCTCCAGGTTCTCCAGATCCTGGAGACTTATGGTGGGATAGTGTAAATGGTCGGTTAATGATCTACTACGCCGATGGTAGTAGCTCACAGTGGGTTGAAGCGGCCCCTACAGGATTACAAGGACCAACAGGACTACAAGGTACAACTGGAGCAGGTACTCAAGGCGCTACTGGTACTCAAGGTACAACTGGTTCGCAAGGTACTGATGGTATTCAAGGTACAACTGGAGCAGGAACTCAAGGTGCAACTGGTACTCAAGGTACTACAGGATCGCAAGGTACTACAGGATCGCAAGGTACTACAGGATCACAAGGTACTACAGGATCACAGGGAACAACTGGTTCACAAGGTGCAACTGGTACTCAAGGTACTACAGGATCGCAAGGTACTACAGGATCGCAAGGTACTGATGGTACACAAGGTACTACAGGATCACAGGGAACAACTGGTACTCAAGGTACTACAGGATCGCAAGGTACTACAGGATCGCAAGGAACAACTGGTTCGCAAGGAACAAATGGTACACAAGGCACACAAGGTACTACAGGTTCTGGTACACAAGGTACTCAAGGTACTACAGGTACTCAAGGTACTACAGGTGCATCAACAAAAGCACTTACTTATGTAATTGATGGCGGTGGTTCTGCAATTACAACTGGTTCTAAGGGATATTTAGCAGTTCCATTTGCTTGCACAGTTGCAGACTGGACAATTGTTGCAGATCAGACAGGAAGTATTGTAGTAGATGTTAAGAGATCAACTTATTCAGGTTTTCCAACAACTTCTACAATAGCTGGATCTGAAAAACCAACACTTTCTTCGGCTAGAAAAAATCAAGATACGAGTTTAACGACTTGGACAACTTCATTAAGTGCTGGAGACATATTAGAATTTAACGTAGATTCCGCAACTACAGTAACACGAGTTACGGTAACTATGAAAGTAACATTATAAGGAGATAAATAATGGCTTTAAAGGCATCAAATGTTCTCGCTCCTAATGCATTAACTGTAGGAAAGAACACAGCACTTAAGCTTCAAACAATTGCACAAAATGCAGCCACTAATTGGGCTGTTAGTGGTGCAAATGTTGATGAAATTTTACGTGTATTACTCGAAATAAAAAGAGCAGACGATAGTTTTGCAAGTGTTGCTGCAACGCCTGGTATTGTTGCTTATGCACAAGAGTATGAAAATGACGGTAGTTATGACGTTGTTGCAGAGTTTAATGCATTACGTACTCTTTGTCAAACAGCATTTAATGCATTAATTGCAGCTGTGCCTGATGATGGTACTTACGCATTAATTTATACGCTGGAGTCAGATGCTTCTTTAACTCCTCGACAATTTAGTGCAGGTATTTTAGCAACACATATCACTAATTTACAAGCTATAGCCGACGCGGTGGTCTGATGGCAGTCTCGCTATGCAGTCCGACCTCGTATGAGGTACTGAATTGGGATGCCGCGCAGAATCCTTCGGCCATTGGCATCACGATTCCGAGCGACTGCGACTGCGTGGTCCTGTTCGTAGCGGGCTACAACAGCAGCAACGATGATGGGGTCAACACCGCGACGCTATCGACGGACGGTTCGCGCGACTACTACCACGAGAAACCCAACTTCACCGGCAACTCGCCTTGCAACTGCGCCGCCATCTGGATGAGTCCGACTACCGGGTCGCAGAACATCCAGATCACGATGGACAGCGCGCAGTCCGAGGGCATCAGCAGCGTGGTGTGCTACCTGAAGGGCGTGGACACGACGAGCGACGTGGTGACGTGGCAGGGCGACGGCTACGACGGGTCCGAGCCGACCATCTCGATTTCCGGGCTGACCAACGGCGAGACGTTCCTGCTGTTTCACGACTGCGGGTTCGATACGGGCACCACCGAGCCGACGTTGTTGGAAGATCCTGAGAATTACATCAACATCGTCTATTACGACGAGACAAACACCTTATTCGAGAATCAGGACGCGCGCCTGTCGTACAAGTTCGCCGAGGGGACCACGCAGTCGAACGGCTCCGGGTCGAACGACTGGTCTACCATCCTGATCCTCGCCTTCGCACCTGCTGGTACGGGCCCAGGCCCAAAAAGTTTCGGTTATACGTATTAACCAAGTTTAGAGGAATATAAAATGGCTATTAATTTTCCAGACTCACCATCACCAGATGATACCCATGTGGTGGGTGCTGTAACATATACATGGGATGGAACAGCCTGGAGAACATCAGGCCTAGGCGTTCAAGGTGTTCAAGGTATTCAAGGTACCTATGGTATACAAGGACCTGATGGAAGTGGAGCTCAAGGTACTCAAGGTACTCAAGGTGCTACAGGTACTCAAGGTACTGATGGTATTCAAGGTACAACTGGAACAGGTACGCAAGGTACGCAAGGTACTGATGGTATTCAAGGTACAACTGGAGCAGGTACGCAAGGCGCAACTGGTACTCAAGGTAGTACAGGCACACAAGGTACTCAAGGAATTCAAGGACTACAAAGTGTTCAAGGACTGCAAGGTACAACTGGTACACAGGGAGATTCTTCACCACGTTCAATCAGTATTGCTAATCCAACTACATCTGAAAATGTTACAATGTTTTATACGACGTCAGCTCTTACTATTTCATCTGCGAGGGCAGTTTGTGTAGGATCGACACCTAGTGTAACATATTCGGTACTTAGTGGTTCCGATAGAAGTAGCGCAACTACTACAAATATTAATGGTCAAACTGTAACTAGTACAACTAGCGGCACAGCACCAACTATTAATAGTACAACAATATCCGCTAATACGTGGGTATGGGTAACTACTTCAGCAACTAGTGGTACTGTAAATATGTTCACAGTTAGCTTAGAGTTCTAATATGGAAACAGTTGATTATACTACTTGGGTTACTAAAGTAGACGGTGATACTGTCTACTATGAGAATACTGTTGGCAAAAAGTGGTGGATAAAAGGATACTGTAATCAATGTGGACTTTGTGAAACGATTCCAAAGCCTTTTGTATTAAATGAAACTTATGAGCACACTACAAAACGAATGCATCCTGTGACTAAAGAAATAGATTACTGGACTCGAATTCTAAAGTGGGTAGCTGAGCCAGGCATCCCCGGTGCCTGTGTAGAAGTTAATTACGCCGATAGAGGCGATATTGTAGTAACGCCAGATCTAGTAAACAGTATAGAGAAATGTACCTATACTGGAGGGTGGTTATAATGGCCTCAATTACAACATTTTACTTAAATAGTGATACAGCAGCTAATTATCCAACAGGATCACAATCTACTGCGTTACCAGATGGATCAGATAACAGTGCTTCTAATGACTCATATTCATTAGGTACTACTAACAATACTGGTAATACGCCTATTACCATAACTAGCTTAGGGCAGACTTCGCCACAATCTGCACGTTTTGCAACATTTTCAACACCTGCGCTTGCTGCTCAAACTATTAGTTCTGGAACATGGACTCTGAGTGGTGGTTTTACTGAAGGCAATAACGGTTGTAATGCTTATCTTGCAATATCTTTATATGTATGGAGACCTGGAAGTGGCTTAGTTGGCTATATTTATGACGCTGCAACAACAATTGGAAACGAGTTTACTGGTACAGAATCTCCAACAAGCTATACTTGGACTGGTGCGTCGCAATCTACACAAGCAGGAGATATTGTTTGCTGCGAAGTCTGGTATACAGCAAGTCAATCAAAAACTTCTGGATATGATATAACTTGTGCAAAAGATACAGCAAGCTTTTATCTACAACCACCTGCGGCAATTAGTACATTTGAAGGTTCACTATATTATTTCTGTACTTAATTAAATAAAAAATCTCGTGGATCTTTAGGATCATCCGATACATTTTTAAACTTACTAATTATTTTAGAATCAATAAGTTTTGGATGAATCCACCAATCTTCAAAGCTATTTGTATCTTCAAAGGCTACATCGCTAATTAATAGTATGTAGCCTTTTTCTTTCAAATATTTTCTAGATTCATTTCGTACTATACCATTTCTATAAAAATCATGTTCAAAAGTAATTACTTTAAAACTAAACTCATCAAAAGGTATTTTGTAAAGCGCATCTAATGTTATTTCTGGTGGATCTAAATCTATTTGTAAGTAGTCAATTACTGGACCCAAGGATAAACCATGCAGTAACTCAGTATAATCTACCTTTAAAGCATCTGCACAAACAACAGTATTTTTTCGATTATTTACAAAATCTGCCACAAATTCTTCGCTTTCGTCAATAGATAAGCCTGTCCAATTAAAATTCAATTCCAATAATGCGGTATTACTATTTTTAATACCATGAGCACTTCCCAATTCTAAATAAGTGCCATATTCTTTACCCTCTAATACAGCTAAAACAAACATATCTTGATATGATTGAGCATAGTTACGAGAAATTTTTTCTATTCCAGGAAAAGGATATTTAAATCGTTTAGCTTGATCAGCATAATATACTGGAACTATCTCATTAGGATAGCCAATATTTTGTATATTTCTATCAACTGCTCTTTCGTAGACTGGAGTCAAAGTATATTTATCTTTTAAATCTCGCATTATTAAACGAGCTTGATGAGTTAAGCCAATCCACCAACAAGCGACACCTTTTTGAAATAATAACCCTTGTTCACCATCATATTGTACAGAATTTTTAAGTGGAGGATAGTTATTATTTATATGTGCAAGTCCCATACAAGCATACATATATGAATTTTGCCAATCTTTTTCATTTTCATAATACACACTTATACGGTGATATGCTTCAGGACGATAAGGAAGAATACTAATAGCATGTTTCATTAAACCTTTAGCAGTTCCTCGACGGTCTCCTTGAACAAGAAAACACCTAGCTAAATGCAATAAACACTCATAAGCAAGAACCTTATTTCTAGTTTTTTCCGCAGCACGAAGATAAAATGATACTGCAGCTGCAGATTGTTCTATACTATCATATATTCTAGCAAGATTATAGTTTAATTCCGGATCAAACGGACATGATGCATATTCTTCAAGTGCTTGCTGAAGCATCTTCTTTCTCCCAAATAAAATCCCAAAGATAATCTTTATTTACTTTTACTATAAATGCTGCATTATCTTGAAAACCAAAAGTTATTAAAAAGTCATCCTCATATTCAGCCATACCAGCAGCAAATTCAATTTCTCCAGTTAAAAATGAAAACAACGGAGATATTTGTATTAAATTCCAATCGTTATCCCAAACTAAAAATCTATGTCGATAACGCCCATTCTTTCTACCTAACTCACTATTATATAAATTTACTTCGTGAATGAGAGCTATATGATAACCTTTAAATGGAATTACTTGAGAACCTCCACGAAGATCAGCAGATCTAGATATATACTTACTTTCATCTAAAACGACGGTTTCACATGTTCCTTTATTTACGTCAACTTTAACTACTTCTGTAGGATTAGACCATTTCACATAATGATAAGGCATATCTATAACAGGCATCCAATTCTTTTCACAATAAGAACTATCAGGACCTGGAGCAGGAATACGAAAACGAGAAATTTCTTCATACTTTTCATTTAGTTCAGAAAGTTCCATTCGTCCCTGACCATTTGGAGTTGTATCTCTTCTAACTCCACAAATATAAAGTCTGCCATCCCATCGAACTACTCGACAGTCTTCTAAACCAACAAATTCCCATTTAGGTTCTACATCAAATCTATCCGTATTAACCTTAGTAAGTCCTACAATATTTAAATCATCATCTAATTCAGCTATAAAATTAAATGTACGAAGATGTCTATCATTTTCTGGATGTAGATATTGAAGTGGTCCATATTGATGCTCATAAAGACCAACTTCACTATGATAAAGCGTATATCCTACATGTCGAATATTTACTAATATCTTTCCATTATCATTATATACAGATGGATTTAATAATCCTGTTCCATTTGTAAGATTTGCAGGTACTAAAAGCGGGCGAATTGCTCCGCCCGCTTTTAAGATAGAATCAACAATACCAATTCTTGGTGAAATATTCATATTATTCGTCCGTTAAGTCTACAACCTCACAAACACCTCCAACACAAGCTAGTGTTTGAGATCCTGAAGTGTTGTCTTCACTTTCATAATTTATAAGATCCATCCAGTTAACATTATCTGGCATAGCCTTCATTGCCTCATAGAATTTTTCTTCAGAAATTTCTTGATAAGGAGCTTGCTTATATGCATGTTTTGTATGGGGTAGAAAAGAAACGCCACTCATGTGAGCAAAATTCTTATAGACCCAAGCCCCAACTTCCAACCATTCATTTTCATGAACATATACAGTAATTGAAGGTTTATGCTCACACCAATGTGTTGCATAGGTTTTCCACATTTCAAGCTGCTCAATAGCCGTCATCTCATCACGCATAATACTTGTTTCCGGTGATATCATAGGAAAACTAAATACATAATTATGATCAGGCTTAGTAACATCATCTTCTACTGGAAAACCTGCATCCTTCATAAAACGAGCGAGTGGATCCTTTTTATCTGCACGAACTGTGCGAATATAATAATCACTATAGCGTGGATGAATACCAGATGCAGAATCCACTAGTTGAGATACTGTGCCAGAGGGCTTTATACAAGTTATTGCTGCAGATCGATTAATTCCAATCGCATCAGCCCATGTTTGGTTTGTTTCAACCGCCACTATTTTTAGCCTTTCTAAAATGTTTTCTAAGTCTTCCTTATCAATACTTCCATTTAAAAGCTCATTATCCATAATTCCAGTTAATGAAACACCAAGAAGAGCTTCTTCTTTAGTATTTTTAGCCCAATCTTTGGAAAGATATCTAAAATCTACTAATGATGCTTGAAGAGTTCCAAGAATAGTTGCCAGTTTAACTTTTCTTTCTAAATCTCCAAAACCGTCTTCTGATCGAACTACTACTTCAGATAGATTACAAAACTGCTTATTGCGCAGTAGAATCTCCGAGCATGGATTTGTACCACGAACTAATGAGCCATCTCTGCGACCATTCCTGTTAGCATGTTTTTGAGCTGCTTCAACATTGAAGATACCTCTTTCGCCAGATTTTGACTCAATAAGAGCCATCCATTCACGAATAAAAATATCCATATCAGGTTTTTCTGAGTATGCTACGCTATTATTTGCTAAAGCACGCTGACCATTTTCTTCCCACCATTTACCACTCTTAGCATGTCGCATACGTTCATCTGAAAGATTTGATAGTGAAATTAATGCTGAACGACGTACACCACCAACTACAACAATATCTCCGATTTTACACATAATATCATGACATTCAAGAGATGTAAGTTTACGACCAGCAGCATTCTTAAAAGTATTTATAGCAAAGTTAAACAACTCATCAAGTGGCCCAGGACCAGAGGAACGTCCACCAAAAGTTTTTAGCCTTGAGCCAGCAGGTCTTAGTTGAGATAGATCATACTTAGGTATACGACCAGCATACAACATTGAAATGAGCTCTCTAAATGCTGATGCCCAACCCAACTTGGAATCTTGTACAAGAATAGTAGTTTCACTATCAAAAAACTCCTCGGCAACTACTGGAAGTTTATTAATTTCCTGTCTTTCAACAGAAAATCCTACTCCAGTACCACACATAAGAATGTACATTGTTTCATCAAATGCTCTAGGCGAGTCTACACAAAGAAATGAACAGTTATATCCTGCTACATTATCACGTCGTAAAGCCTTACCCGCAGTCATAAGACAGCGCATAGAGGGCATTATCTCTAAATCTAGTACTGCATTTTCTAACTCGGGCCTAGCTGCTTTGAAAAAATCCTCACTTCCAGGATATTCACTTCTTAAATGACCTTCAAAAAAGTCAAAATATCGAGCTACGGTTTCTTCCCATGTCTCTCTACGTCCTAGCTCAGTATTATATCGAGCATATCTACTTAAATGAATAAACTTTTGATATTCTGTCGGAAGCATTTTTAATCTCCATTCAATGCCTTAGCAATTTCTCCTTGAACTTCCTCAACAGAATGTCCTGGAAATTGTATTGCCTGTTCACAATAGCTTAATAAATCCATAAGCTCATAATTTCTAAGAATTACTTCAGCGTTTTCATTAATATTTTGAATGTACTTATACGTTCCATCTAATGGAATATTATCATAAATATCAAATGCTGATCCATAAGTATTAATTAACTGTGTAGCGCGTACTGGCCCAACAGTTGGAATACCTGAGATATTGTCACCTTTATCTCCTGATAAAACTTTATAACTAATATATTCCTCAATTGGAAAATTAAAATGCTCATCCCAATTAAGTACAGTTGTTTCCTTTCTTGTTACTGTAGAGAATCGTGATACGTAATCATTTACTAGTAGATCCCAATCCTTATCGCTTGAGATTAACCAAATATTATCAACACCAAATGACTTTCTATGTTTTACAATAAATGCAGCTAAATCATCTGCTTCAACATTCTTTTTACGCAGTACTAGATACTTTTTAGATAGCTCAGTTAAAGTCTTATCATACTCATTGAAGAAACGAAGCATCTCTGCTTTTTCTTCTTCTGTCTGATCTTTGTACTTTTCTTTTCGATTCGCTTTGTAGTCTTCACATATGTTTTGACGATAAGCACTGACTCCCTGATCAGCAAGTACAATAATATGCGCGCAATCATATGACTGCGCTAAACTTTCTACAGTACGCATATATTCGAGACTAAAAGTTGATTTCTTTTGATGCTTCCAACGAAATGCAAGGTTCATGGAATCAACAATCAAAAGATTATTATTATCTAACTTTTTTGCTATCTTATCGCTTAACTTCATATTTAATCCTTTAAAAAGTATATCTCTTCTTGAGTTAACCATTCTTCTGCTAACATAATAAAACAATTTAACCAAGAGATATGCATATATTTTGTTTTATCAGGCATTATATCTGTTACTACAAATACTTTTGACCTTGAATATTTAAAGAAAAGTAAAGGCTTTTGTTGTCGTCCTTCAGCTTGATCACATAATTTTGTCCACCAGGAGGTTAGATAATTTACTTTGTTTGTAAAAACCTTATCAGATAAAGGACTCTTTTCATAATTCTTTACTTCTATACAAAATATATTTTCTTTGTTAGGGACATATAAATCTCCTTTTAAATAAGCAAGTGCTCCAGAGGTTGGCACTCTCTCAAAAGGAAGCGTTGTATAGGTTCGAAGCAAATCCCTAACTAAATATTCGCCTCTAGCCCCTTTCTGTCGACTGTCAACCATATTAGTAATCCTTTCCTTTTATTGGGCCCCCTACACTAGCCCACCTTTGCCCAGTTATAATTTTACTAATAGCTTTGAAACCCACCCCGTAGAGAGCTCCAAGTTGTGCTTGAGTAAACTTACCTGTAGCATATTTTTTTCTTATATCAAGTACCTTTTCTTCAGAAAGTTTAGCTGCAGGATTTAATTCTCCAACTACATTTTGTTTGATAGTTGGACCCGCTACGTGTTTCCATCGATCGCCTCGTATGATCTTACTTATAGTAAAACAAGTAGTATTAAAAATAGCACCTAATTCTTTTTGAGTGAATTTTTCGGTAGCGTATAAATTCCTAATATTTAAAACTTCTGCTTCTGTTAATGTTGATAGTGGATGCTTACTACCTAGCCTACCAGAACATCCTGTACCGCCTAAACTAATATTATATCCTTTAGGTATTAAAGTATTTTGGTTTTTGATTTCTTCAATCTCTCTTTTATAAATATAAGCTTCAGAACCTTTATCTAATATTTCACACTTAGACTTAAATGGGACATCCTTAGCCATTTCAATACTACCATCTTTTCTAGCATTTAAATGAGCTTTCCAACGTTCTTCTGGATTTAAAGATACTCCAATATAACTTTTTCCATTATCTAAGTTTGTTATTTTGTACAAATAGTGTATTGAATCTACCATTACTTACTAATCTCACTAATTCCGTCTGTTTTACAAACTTCAATCTTGGCCAGAAGCGGGTGACTCCACTGATGAGAGACTATATAAGTATTTAGATCTTCATTAATTAAGACTTCTACCAGCTTTTCTCTACCCTGCTCATCTAACACATTCATAACTTCATCTAGAAATAGAACATTAATTTGATTTGATGATAAACTATTCATTAGTTTACGAATACCAAGAAGTGTGGCTGTGTTTACTCGTGCCAACTCTCCAGAAGAGAGGGCTGAAATATCAACCACATTTCCATTATCTGTAATTTCAACATTTAACTTATCGTTGTTAACAGAGAAGTTTAAAGTAAACCGTCCATCTGATAATTCAGATAAATAAATTCCTGTTACAGTTTCTAGTTCTTTTACTAGATTCTCTATTTTATATGCTATTAGTCCATTTGTACTAAAAGCTTTCTTTAATATCTCCATATTTGCGCGTCTATTTTGCAGCGCAGAATACGTACTTTGTAAATTTGCAAGTTCAGTTTCAAACTCTGTAGTTTGCTCTGAAATTACTTGAATTCTAGCGTTATAAGCTGATGCTTCTTGATTATACTTTTCAATCTTTTGAAGTTTTTTCTGTTGTTCAGCTATAGCGTGTTTTAGTTCTGCTATACTTTGTGATAGCTCTTCCTCATCAATTAATGCGGTAGGTAGAAATCTATCTATTTGAGTGAATAAACTTTCCCACTCTTTAGTTTTTTGTTGCTTTAATTGGTATGCTTTATTGTTTCTTTGAATCTCCGCGATTTGCGCCTCAATTTTTGCTTTTCGCGCTTCTTGTTCTTGTACTTTCTTTCGTTCTGAGAAAATATGTTGAACTTTCCAATCTTCTGTAATTTTCTGTTGACATGTCGGACATTCATTTGATAACCTTTCTAGCTTGTCAATCATAGTCTGAGAGGACTTAATTGTAGAAGTTATTTCACCTACTTTAGCTAAGTGCTCATCATAAGATTGAAACTCTGTATCTGGTAGTTCACGAATCTTATTAATATCAATACTTTTTATCAGTTCGATATATTTATTATTCTGCGAAATTTTTCGATTCGTGACCGAGATATTTTTAAGTTCAGCCATAAGATGACTTAATTGGTCCTGGTCATTTTCCGATATTTCGGGTAAATTTTCTAAGGGCCGTGGGGTAGTATCAATCAATTTATTTGTTTCGAGCCATTTTTCGATGGACGAAATCTTACCCTCTATCTTTGAATACTCAATTTCAACTTCTTTAGAAGCTGCTTTAAAGATTTCAAAAATATTAACATATTGCTCAAGACCAAGAAGATCTATAAGGAATTTCTTTCTGTTACTATCTGTAGCTGTCAAAAAATTCAAGCTAGAGCTTGCATTTTGATATACTACTTGTGAAAATGTTTTGAAGTCTATTCCCAATACATCTTCAATGGTCTTATAGGTATTTGTTGCAGTATGGCTACTAATATCTTCGCCATTTTTATAAAAACGTACTTTAATAGTAGTTTTACGAATTAAATCAATTTCGTACTCATCCGCATCTTTTTGAAACTTAAGATTTATAGAATAGCCGCCATCGAGAAGGCGGTTTGCAATATCCGCCTTCTTAATACCTTTTGAATTCTTATTAAATAAAACTTCTTCTAGTATTAAAGGTATTGATGACTTCCCAACACCGTTTGTACCTAGAATCTGAGTAATTCTTTCCTCAGACAGATTAAGTGTATTATTTGCGCCATAAGAAAAACAATTGCTCCAAGTTAAATCTTTTAATACAATCACGCATTTATGCCTCCATCTGTTTAGTATAATCATTGAATAAACTTACAATTTCTGGTATTTTTTCATCAGAAATTTCAAGTATATATCTTAAATATTCTATTAATTCTTCACCTATACTCATGCTTTTATCTAGCATAAGTGCCGTTTCACTACTTCTTTTTACTACTTTCTTGTCAAGTAATTCGCTATTTTTAATTGAAGAAAGATCTCCCAGGTCTCCTTCTAACTCATAAATAATATGATCTACTTCACCTTTTATCATTTCAGCCGGATCGCTTACAGTCTTACGAAGTAATTGAGGTAAATCAAATTTACACCACTTCCAAGACCAATCATCGTCTATAAGTATATAACCAGTATCTACTTTATTACGATGAAAAGTTGTAGTCATAGGACTACCTGGATAAACTATATTTCTCTGCGTATTTGAATGAGCGTGTAAGTCTCCAGCAAATACAACTGGAAAATCATTAAACCGACTTAAATCAACTTCAGGAATTACATGGGGAGGTATTTCACCTCGTACATGAGTAAAGAGTGGTAATTTCTTATTTAGCTTTTCAATACTTCCAGGTTTATGTAGGTCACAATATGGAAGTATTGAAAAACTATTATTACAAAACGGCTCATCTATAATGTCTACTAACTTATTAATATCCTTACATACTTTTTTAAGTGCGGTAAGAAAAGTTGAATTTTTCTTTGTTGCTTCATGGTTTCCATCGTAAATATAAGTCTGAACTTTTATTCCACGAATAAAATCAAAGAAAAGTTCAAGCTCCTCCATAGTAGGAACTCGATCAAATATATCGCCACCTATAACATGCAAATCTACTTGTTCTTCTAAAGTATGTACTTGTTCAAAAAACTGATAATAACGATTACGTGCCCAATCTCTAGGTACATTTTTAGCCCCTAGCTTAAGATGGTAGTCTGCAGTGAATAGGATCATATATTTTCCGTAAAAAGAGAGACAGCCCCATTTTTCAACAGGGCATGTCTCAAAACTAAATCTAAAGAGTATTAGGAAACGTCAAATTCCTTGCTAACTCCCTCTTCGTCCATATTCTCGTCTTCTGTAGTTTCTCCGCGATGAATCCGATCCAGTAACTCTTTTTGAATTTCTGGTGTCGGTCTTGGCAGTAACTCGTCAATAGGAGTTGCAGCTTCAATTTCTGCAAGTTGTTCCTTTGTTACTGGCCCTTTCTTCTTCATACACTTAATCTGATCAAGTGTATATTCGACATTATAAATATTGGGTCCGGTCTTTGTACGCTTAAAGCATACATCCCAACCATTCTTAAGATCACAAGGATCGCCCAATTCTTCTGCCGCTTGAAGAATCTGATTCAATAGTTTCTTCTTTAGATTAAAGACCTTAGCTTTTCCGTCACCAAGATCAATACACTGAATTGAATAAGACCAAGTAGCCTTAATATCGGGATAAAATTCCTTCACCCAATCCTTTTCATTACTAGTGAAAGATTCAGATTCGCGATCAAATGCAAGGCATTCTATTGGAAGGTTCTTATCATTTTCACCTTTTACCCAATAGATATATCTTGGTAACAAATCTCCAAACAAGCGTACGGCATTGTCACCATTCTTATAAGTATACTGATCAATTTCTTTTCGTTTGGCTGATCCAACAGCCTTAGTAAGTTTAATACCCATTGTATTACCTCTTTAATGTGATTTCTCTTCCCACATAAAATGAATTTCATCATTAGTTGCGATTAGAAATCTGTTTTCGTGAAGTCTTTCCAGTTCTATCGGTGATTCGAAATCGTACAGGAAAGTGCGTTTTGTAGCTTTATATTCAGCTAAGCTGCGATAACTTGCTAAGGCTACATACTCAGCAAGGTCTCTTTCATAGATGCTTACCCTATTTTCAAGTATAGGTTTAGGATTTACTATGAAAGAAATTCCGCTCCAGTCAGTATCAATGAATCGCATAACTGGATCATAGATATTTTCCGGAATTTGTTGATATGTAATGTATTGTATAATATCAAGGATTTTGCCTGGATTACCTTCAGATTTCTGCCAGACCGTTTTCCAACTATAAGTTATCATTCTTATTCCTATATATTATACAACAAAACAGCTTCAAAAGTCAAGTATTATTTTTTCAGACATTAACCACATTAATCGGATAGCCTTCCATCATATAATGCCCGTATCTAGTCCTTGCCTGCCTTTCAGCCGTTCTTCCTTTAAGGTTAATATCAACAACTACAGGCGTAAGTTTACCTGGATGCTCTCGAACAACTCGACCAACTAACTGCGTTAGCAAAGGAGAATTGCTTACAGGCGTAGCAAGAATTAGACAACTCAGCGCATTTACGCTAATGCCTTCTGAAAAGATACTTTGTGTTCCCAACAAAATTTGTTTTCTGCCCTCCATTATATTCGCAATTTTTCGCTTGCGCTCTTCTAAAGGTGTTTCTCCAGTAATGATTTCTACTACTTCTTCTCCAAGCGTAGCATAAAGTCTTTGTAGAAACATTACTCTGTCAGATAAAAGCAGAACTATATGTCCTTGCTTTCTATAAGCTGCTGCGAGAAGTGCTATTAGCTCTCCATATTCATTCTGTGATACTAAGTCATTTACTCTTAAAGCCCATGGAGTGTTTGCACCATCCATAAATCTTACATTAGATTTTATAATGTCTACTCGTGGTTTCATATAGTTCTCGCGCGGAGGCGTGAAACGCTTGAACCCAAAGTAATCTGGAAGTAGTACGTGCCTTCCATCTTTTCTTTCAACAGTTCCAGACAGTCCAATCTTGTATCTAGCATAACTAGAGTCTACTAATTGGTTGAACGTTGTAGCCGGAATGTGATGACACTCATCTACTATTAGCGTTCCAAATGATTTACATAAAGCAGTTTTATGTTTCACAAGTGTTTGTATATTTCCTACTACAAAAAACTGTGTAGGATCAAACTTACCACTTCCAATAATACCCGGTCTACGTCCATACATTTTATACACTTCGTCTTCCCATTGTTGCCGAAGTGCAACAGTATGGGTAACTACTAGTGTTTTCTGCCCTAGTTTTCCAGCAATAGCTGATGCAGTAAAAGTTTTACCCCACGAAGGTGGTGCGTTGATTACTGCATTATCATTTAATTCATCATAAATAGCCTGTTGACTTTCCCTCAACGTAGATTTAAACTTAGGAAATTCTACTGGCAGTAGTTGCCTATTATCAACAACTGTATAATCTGATGGAATTAAATCAGTTCGTCCAGCTGGAATAGAGTATACCGTACTTCTTATCTTTCTCAGATTTTTAATAATAGTTGGAGGCGCTTCTTCTATATAACCTGGAATTTTATATGTGAGAGTTTTATCCAGAAAATCTGCATAATCTGGATCCTCTACATCAAGGTAAATTCGGTTAGATAGAACTGCTTTTTTCATACACCTTCTTTGTATTTAGTTACTAAGTAATTTTTTACTAGATCGCTTCTAACAATGTCTTGAATTCCAAACTCTATAAAATCAAACTCATGCATCTTTTGTAGAATATCCATAAATTTACGAATACCATTTACTTTTAAATCTGACTGGAAAAAATCTCCACAGAAAATAATTCTACAATTATGACCTACACGAGTAATAATACTATCAAGCTCATGAAAAGTCATGTTTTGACACTCATCTACTATAATTATAGCATTTTCTAAAGTAATTCCTCGAAGATAAGAAGTAGTCATAAATTCTACTACTCCTTTAGCTTTTAACTGACCGTATGGATCATCTCCTCGTTCAAATAACTCTTGAAAAATTCCTATGTAAGGTTGCTCATATATTCTTGCTTTTTCTGATTCTGTACCTGGTAAGAATCCAATCTCTCTTGTTGATACTGCACTTCGTATTATAATAACTTTATTATAAAGTGTTTTTTCAATATCATCCAAGGCTAAATAAAGAGAAATAAATGTCTTTCCTGTTCCTGCACAACCATGAAGCATTAAATGTTTTTCAGATTCAAATACTTCTAATTGTCCTCTAGTTAGCGGTTCTATTTGTTTTAATGTAAAATTGATCTTACTAAGCACGTCCGTCTTCCTTCGAGCCATCTATATTTTCCTTCTATACTTCTCCATATAGTTATCACTGGTACTATATAGTTTCCAGGGCAGACCATCTAGCTCAATGATTTGTGCCCACTCAGAACTATGAGGATATCTAGGGACGGCGAAGAAAAAGTTTATATCTTGGCAAAAAATAACTGTAAAAGTTCCTTTTGAAATTTTCTTAGTAATTCTATAAGATTTGACGTGAACTATTTTAGTCTTACTGTATGTAAAATAAGCTCCTCTATCATCAATAAAGTGTCTTTTCTTACAGTCTATTAACTCTACAAATCCAGGCACACATTTTTTAAGTGGATAAAGTGTATGTGGTGTTTGTAGTCTTCGTTGCCCTAGGGTTGACCCCTTCTGGTTACGGTCATCCACTACCTTTTCATTTAATAAAACTAAACCATCCTCAAAACGAATTTCGTCTGAGTCAAGTATAAAGAACGGAAATTTAGTTCTTCTAAGTACTTGTAGAAAGTTTAGCTCAGGTAGCATTCTTCATATTTACCCATTGAATAGTCTTGACCAATTTGAAAATCGCATCCAATAGGACAATCAGGAATACTAATTCCACGATCTTTTTGAACACAACTTTTCAAAGTTTTACAATAACTATCAACAAGATCTTCTCGTACTTCAGCTAGTACAGAGTCATGTACCAATGCGAAAATACGTGCATCCATTTGCTGTTGCTTAATAATGTTATGGGCTTCAATAGCTCCAAGTAGATTAATATCCGATGCAACAGACTGAACAAGGAAATTTAGACCAGAACGAATAGCATGACCTTTAATCGCCTTGTTGTCTGATTTCACTTCGTCTAAACGACGACGGCGACCAAAATATGAATAAATACGCCCATTTCTTTCAATCTCTTTTTTTCGTGCTTCAATCCATTCTTCTAGTTTCCAGAAAGCATTAAAGTAGTCTTTAATAACTCTTTTAGCTTGAAGCACAGAAAGATTGCCTCCATCCTTATTAACTTGCCAACTAATTTTATTTGGCCCTGCTCCGTACATAATTCCAAATGTAACGGCTTTAGCAGCTTGTCTCCATTGAGGATATTTAGTTGCTACTTCTTCAATAGCACAATCAAGATTAAATACTTTATGTGCAATTGTCGAGTGAAAGTTGCCTCCCGATTTAAATACATCTTGAAGTTCCAAATCCTCAGATAATACTGCTGCTACATATACTTCAGCAGTCATTAAGTCCATAGATACAATTTTATATCCTAGAGCGGCCATAATACAGCCTTTAACTATTGGATTATCCCGAGGTAATTGTTGCACGTTCAACTTACCACTAGAGGATAAACGTCCAGAAGTAGTAAAATGCAAATTAAAGTTAGTACGTAGCCTACTATCTTTATCTAACTGCGGAATAATCTTATCTAGATAAGTATTTTTAATTTTACTTTTCTGTCGAATATCCAAAATAAGTTTAGGAAGTTCATGTTGTTTAGAAAGTTGTTCTAAGACTTCCGCATTTGTGGAATCTTCACCTTTATCTGTCTTTACACCAGTAGGCTCCAATCCAATGTAATCAAATAATAGTTTTCTAAGTTGAACTACACTATTTGGATTAAATTCTTTTTCTTGGTCGTTTTGTAATTTAACAACCATTTCATGCTTAGAAAGTTCCTCTACAGCTTTGTGAATCTCGTTTGTCATAACCTCTTGACTTTTTAATAGACGTTCACGATTAAATGGAACTCCATTATCTTGTACGTCAATTAAAAATCTACAAGCAGGCAGTAGAATATGTTTATAAGCTCGTAATAGATTTGGATTACCTGTCTCTAGAGCACGATTCATTTTTTCAAATAAAATAAAGGTTACTATGGCATCGGTAGCAGCATAAGGAACCATGACTTCAAAAGGAATTGAACCCCATTGAAAGTCATCCTTTAAAATATGGTGCTCTTTACGATACTTCTCTATCCAATCATAAAGAGGTTTTTCATAATCACCATAGTCTGTAAACTGCATTGCCAGCAATTTCAAACCGTGCGTACCAGGTTGCTCATTTATGACATAATGCATAAGCATTGTGTCTTCAAAAAGTGGAATTTTTAGATTTAAATGGTACTCAAAAAATGCAATATCAAACTTAGCATTGTGAAAAATAGCTTTCTTTTTATTTAAAAGCTCTTGCAGTTTAGTCTCTACATTTTCATCAATGCAATCAGCATTTATATAGCAACCATAACCTTCTTCCCAGCTTAAGCTTATTCCCAACAGCCAACCATTTCTAGGGTACAAGGCTGTTGTTTCAGAGTCGATTGCAAAAAAGTCAAAAGGTGAGTCTAAACACTTTTGTATATATTCACAAGCTGTCTTGCTATCTTCTATCGCAGTTATTTGGTCGTCAGAAAAATTAACTTTCTTTCGCGCACCACTGATATAGGCATGAATATTTTTTACAGAATCCTCCCAAAGTTGTTTGACTTCAGGTTTAAAAGCAATCATAGCAGGATTAATCGTAGGAAGATATTTATCATCTACTACTGTTCCAGCATATTGCATTACCTGAGTTACTTTAGTAAAATATTTAAGAGGCTCTGAACCTACAAGCACAACCCATTCATATGCATCTGGATCAAATTCCAAATCTACATCTTTTTTTAAAACCTTTTTAACGTCAGGATTTGAGCACAAAGCAAATCTATCGAACTCAAAAGAAAAGTCCGTATATCTATTGTTAGAGGGTTTTGATTCAATTAAAGCTACGCTGTTCATGCATTACCTGCTTTATCTAGTATTTTTTCGGAAAACATTTTAATATTAGGCCAAGTGTGAATTGCATGTAAACATTTTTTTCTAGCAAGATCAATATTCTTTTGGTCTATCCCAGCATAATTAACTGTAGTTAGATACTCTTCAACCCATAATGTAGGTACATTTTCAAACAAATGCTGCTTATCTTTCTTACAAATAAATAGTTTATTACCTCCTATCATAAAAGGTATATACTCTGAATGTTCAGCTAACCAAGTATTTGTAGTATTGAACACATCATTCCAACCACAATGTTGATAATCATCTACAATAATAACTCCTGCATCATGAAGTACGGTATCAGCAATTTTTAAATCATTTAGTACTTCTGGTGCATTATGCCCACCGTCTACAGAAAATAATCGTACAGGAAGTAAATTAAAAGTAAATAAACCTGGAAATTTTCTTAAGTTGAGAGAATTTTCTTTTACAATACAAATCCTCATTTTAGTTGGTTGGCTATTTACAAGGTTTCCTACTAAACTAACTAAACTACCTTCACCAGATTGACTTACATTTTCTTTTTGATTTTCAAATATATCAACACCTATAGCATATTCTTTTTCTTTTTGTAAATAAGCTAAAAATAGAAAGAAACGTCCATGATGTACTCCAATTTCGGCTACATTACCTATAACATTATTATTTTTTTGGGCTAAATTTACATGTTCCATTTGTAGAAACACATCTCTACTGCACCAACCTTGCATAGCTTCAAATACATATGTCATAATTATTTACCATATAAATTAGTTCTTAAATTGATAACTTGTCTTAATGTCATATCTCCTGGATCACCAGATTTTAAACTAATTATTCTGGTAGGGAATTCTTTAGCTACTTTTTTAATTTTTTCAGCTCCCTTTTGACCAGCTTCATCAGCATCAAATAAAACATCTAAACCCGTTACTCCTGATATTTGTAATACATGCAGTTTATGGGTGTCAAAATTACTAGCTCCGAAACAACAAACTGCATTTGTTAAACCTTTGTCATAAAGATTTAACATATCAAGTATACCTTCAACTATAATTACTTTGCCCTGAATTGGCTCAGCAATAGGATATAAAGGTAATTTAACTCCAGGTGGAGTAAATTTATATTTTTCAGGTAGAGTACCACTTTCATCTCTGCCTTGAAAAGCTACAATTCTACCACTACCATCTTTTATTGGAAAGTTTACTCTACCATTATATTGTTTATCGTAATGATAGAAAGCTTCAAACTTTTTAAAAGTTTCTTTAGAAATGCCTCTCCAATCTTTATAAAAAGGAATAAATCCTTCTGGCATTGATAACCCAACTCCAGAACTCTTTAATTCGGTTATCAATCTTAAAAGTTTTTCTCGTTTAATTCCTACTTTACTGACTTCAACATTGTAGTGTTTAAAAAGACTACCTTTGTATCCACAAGAAAAGCAATGAAATACTCCTAACACTCTATCAATTCTCATTGATGGATGTTTATCATCATGGTCAGGATTAAAACAACGAACAAGAACATCCCTACCAGAAAGCTGATAAGGAATGTTCCGTTCAGTTAATAGATCTTCAACTGCACTCATGCTATTTCTTCATATCCTTCTTCGTCTGGTTTATCTTTTTGAAGTATTCCTGTATCAGGTCCTATCTTTAATGAGACCCAATCCATTACTGAGGTAAAGCTAACTTCTTCATCATTTCTCATTTTAACGCAGTTAAATGTGATAATATTATCTTCTTTAGTATGAGTGTCTAGTGTATATGCAGCATCAGCAGAATCAAGAATACCTTTAGCAAATCGAGCTTCACCACTCGCATCAATTTGATAAGGTGAAATCATTATTACATTGTATTCTTGAGCATAAGTTTTTAGAGCTTTACTTACTTCGATCTGTTCAGTCCAATCGTATTGGCCCATTCTACTGTGTACATGACCTCTTTTTACCTGGTTAATATAGTCTACAATTACTACTTTAGGTTTTAATTTCTTGATTTTTTTATCTAACTCCATTCTGATATTAGATAGACTTAAGGTTGGATTATAAACTACATCGATTTGAGCTTCACGAAGAGGATTTAATGTTAATTGTTTGTGAAACTTACTAAAATCACGGTGGGACAAGTAGGATTGAAATTCTCTTTCGCCATCTTCAAACCTACTTGCCCACCATTCTGCCACAGTTTGGTACTCTGCTAATGAGAGATTCCCATGGCGAATAGCTGCGGCAGGTACTCCCGTAGCTATAGCACAACACCGTTGCAGGATACTTTGCGCCGTCATTTCGATTGTGAAGTATATCACAGACTGACGCTGTTCAAACATATTAGTGGCAATATTAGCACACGACACCGACTTACCTGCACCTCGCCTACCACCGATTAAGATAAAATCAGACGGAGCAAATTGCTGCGTCATATCATAATCGCGATTAAGTGTTAGCGGAATATTCTTAGCCAGTTCTTCTGGAGTACTGATAAGTTCAATACGTTGCATATTCTCGCTAAGCGGTTTCGTCTGAACTTTAGTCTCTACGTCTAGAACAATATCTTGCAATGCTTCTATATTTTCTGCAGCTGACTCCATCGCAATTGTATTTTCCAGGTAGGTTTCTAATTGCGACATGATCTCTACTTGAGTGTATTCATTCTTTAAATACTCAAGTAACGTAGGAGGATCAATATCAAGGGTATCAGCTTTTTCTAGAGAGTTGAATTTCTCTCTTAACATTCCGTCACGGACAAAAAGATTAATTGCCTCGAAAGACGGAAGGGTGCTGTGTTCTTCGACGTATCTATGCAATACGTTCCAGAGTTGTCCATACTCTAAAGGAAAATAGTGTTTCTCGCATTCAGCCCAAGTGTCGATATCGTTATTCACGATAATCGCCTTGAGAAGAATACTAGATAGGTTCACTTATAAGTACCTGCTTGCATAGAATACGCATGCAAAAGCTGGGAAGTACGGGTTTCCCCGCACTCCCAGCAATTTGCAAAAATTAAAGTTTAGGCGTTTGCCTTTGCCTTTTCTGCCTTTGCCGCACCGTCATAATCTGTAGCTGACAGACCACGACGAGTAAGCATCGTCTTTACGCCACGCTCCGTCTTGCCGATTCGCTCCGCAATCTCTGCGACAGTCATCGAACCAACGTCAACGCCTTCCAGCGGATCAACGCGAGTTGAGCCCTTGCTGTCACGCTGCTTCGGAATGGCCTCGATCTCCTTGGAACGGAGAAGCGACAGCGCCTTTCCACGCACCTGATTAATCGTGCGTCCAAGCTTGTCTGCGATTTCTTCAAGGAAAGCACCCTTATTAGCCATCGCCACAAAATCAGCCTCTTCCTTTTCAGAGAACGTACGAACATTCTCATGCTTCGGCGTTGGCTTCACATGATCCGTGAGCTGCATAGAAAGCAACTTGCCCTGGATCTGCTTGGAGCTGAAAGCTCCATCTTCAAACGCATCAGCAATATCGGCATATGTATACTGACCACTGTTGTCTTCAACAAACGCGCGAAGAGTTTCTTCCTGCTCGTCCGAGAAAACCTTATGTACAGCAGCAGCTGAGGATTCAACCTCATATTCCATCTTACGCAGCTTTGCAGCCACAGACTTCGGAGAAGTCTCTAGACGCTCAGCAGCTTCAACAACGGTCGCATACGAAACAGGCGACTCGTCTCCTACAAAATCCACAAGCGCACTAGTGCGCTCTTCAGTCCACTTTGGAAGTCCCATAAATTACACCTCAATCAATTGGTTAATGTTACACACAATAGAGATACCACTATCTCTAGCCTTCTTCGTCTTTGCGGATTCAATACCGCTTTCATTCACAAGAATCGTAACATCTTTGGTTAAAGTTGATTTTACACTATACCCGGAGTTTATTAGCAGTTTTTCTGCTTCGCTTTTTGTCTTAAAAGACTTCAATTTACCAGTAATACACACTATGCCTTTACTCGGCTTAACAGTCTTTTCTGACTTAAAACTAAATGGAAGTTCCTTGTATATTGTGTTGTAATCTACTTCAAACCAAGACATTAGATTGCGAGTTGCTTTTGGTCCCAACCCGGCTTGTTTACAAACGTCTTCAGATAGATTGTTAAGGTCATCAAGCACCATACACAGTTTTTCTGAAGCCGTCTTTCCAATCAAAGGAATAGAAAAAGCAGGCAGAAGTTCTTGAAGTGAACAGTTCTTTGACCTCTGAATCTCCTCAAAAACCTTACCTGCTATTTTCACAGAGTCTAGCCGCTCCACCATTTCTTCTAAACTCAAGCTATAAATATCACTAATAGAAGCTATCTTGAGTTTGCTGATAGTGGATGGCCCCAGACCCTTAATCTTCACAGTCTTAGCAAAATGCTCAATCTTTTGAGCCTCTTTGCCGGCACAGCCTTGATTCTCACAAAAGAGCTGTTCATTTCTACGCACCAGCGTAGAGGAGCAGCTCGGGCAAATTGTCGGCATTTCGATTTTCAAAAAACTAACTCTTCCTCTATTGTGTATATATTATACGTTGTTTAAGCTTAAATGTCAAGAATTATTTTTTCGAAGGTATGCTAGTGATGATCTCCGGCTGGATTGAAAAGCACTCAGTGTGCCCACCGAATTTTTCCGTTGGCTTCAAACGGTACTTAGCAAATTCTACATGAAGAAACTGTTCTAGCTTCCACACATTATACAAAGTATCGCGATAAATCTTTTGAATACGAATGTCGTAGCCTGTAAAGCCTCTACTTCGTTTTAAAACGTCTTTCCAATTCTTACCAGCTGCAATACCTATTTTTATACACTCACGGACGTAAGTCTTTTTATTTACTAGAACTACGCAGTATAAAACACCATCACGATCTTTTTCTTCTGGATGGTTTTTAAAATATGTTTCGTTATAAATCCCCGTCATGATCGCAATAATCTGCTGGAGGATCGGTTTGCTCAGTTACAGGTAGACCACACCACTTACAAGGTTCTTCTTCTCGCCAGGGCCTTTCTTCAAAGGTTACAGTACCTCCAGAATGAAAGATATAGTTAAGACCTAAATCTTCAGCCCAAATCCAAAGCAACTCATTAGAAAGTGCTTCAATATTATTAAATGTTGTTGTCTTGCCTTTGTACGTCATCTGATACATATTGTTTTCCACAGTAAGGACAAACATCTTTTCTACTTATTGTAACAAGCATATTGTCGCATTGATGAGTCCAATTCTTTCTAGGAAAAATAGCATCCCAGTTTCGATCAAACTCATCACGACTCACTTTCAATCTTCTTCGCCTCGAACCTTTGCCGGCCATCTCTACTCCTAAATTGTATTACGTTGTCAGGAAGTTCCCGCGTTTCAATGGGCTCTTCATTGACGAAAACAATTGCTGTTCCATCAGCATAATCCGGAGCTTCTTGCTCTAGAAAACCATCTTTAAGTACACTTTCTAGTAAAAGAATCCAAGATTTAATAAGTTTCTCTCGAAGCTCTGGTTTAAGAACCCACAAATAATCATATAGAGCTATAGCTCCATTATAAGAATTAGGAGTTTCTACAATACCAGCAAACGAAAACACATTACCTTCTTCTATCTTCAATTCACTCTCCTAACAATTCTTGGAATGATCTCTCCACTTCGTATTACCTCAACATCACAACCAATCTCTAGTCCAAGACCTTCAATATATGCAATATTGTGAAGTGTCGCACGAGACACAGTAGCTTCTCCAATCTTTACGGGCTCGAGAATAGCTACTGGTGAAACCACGCCAGACTTGCCAACTTTCCACTCTACATCCAGTAGTTTAGTTACTACTCCAGGTTGACGCTTTTTATATGCAAAAGCACCACGAGGATGGTGAGCTGTATAACCCATAGACTCAAACACTTCATTTGAATCTATACGATGTACTTGCCCATCATGTGGAAACTGATCCCAAGGACTATCAATGACAGTCTTAAAACCCACTTGCCATAGATGTTCCATTTCTTCGGTCCACAAAGTTTTAGCTTTGGGATGAATGTCATATGCGATAAAAGTAAGGTCTCTTTTCTTAAATTCTTCTATATCTTTTAACGCTAAAGCTCCTGCTGCGACATTTCGCGCATTAGGTACTGATTTTGGACAAACCACTTCACCGGAGATTTGAGCATCTCCGATAATAATTTTATTAGGTACTAGAAGTTTAATCTTTTCAGTTATCTCTATACCCTCTTTGCCATTGCCTCTAGTAAGAGCAACTGACAATCTATTGTTAGAATAGTATATAGATATTGCAGCACCATCGAGCTTAGGAGTAACTACTCCATCTTCAAAAGGTAGAGTATCTCCTTCATAAAATTTCTGCAAGCTAAACATAGGAAAGGCATGTCTTTTCTTAAAGTTAGCTTGATAACCTAATGGTTCATTGCCAGCTACAAGAGCATCATATTCCTCATCGGAAATGATAGGCTTGCCTTCGTAGTATGCTTGCGCTGCTTTTTTGACAAATTCGTTCATAGTAGTATTATAACTGGTTTTTACCTCTTCTGTCAACTTTATTTTTGATAGATATCTTTGATGATTTCAGAAAAATATTCTTCAAGTACTTTTCTGTTTTCAGCTAAAGATAGTATTTCAGATACTCCTCTAAACAGTTCCATCGTCGTTTCTATCTCTAAAGGAATGTGAACTCCTTTGTCGGTAGGCTTCCATTCCTCATCAAAATCCAGGTAATATTCTCTAAAATGTAAATACTCTTCTCCATGGAATTCTGATATAGTCATTCTTACCTGGCGAAAACCATCATTTAATAGTATCTTAGAATAGATTTCCATTATCTTTCATTCTTTAAAATGCTAGCTAATGGAACTACTGAAACCACATTTTCTGGTTTCATAAGACGATAAGAATCTGTATCCCAACAAAACATTAGGAGTGTATTATCATCTTCTTTTACCCTGTTATTCTTTTTCTGAATGTAGGGCGTAGAAAAATCCAAAGTGCAAATATTGTACTTTGTCTTTTTAGATTTTTCACTTTTGTAAGAGATTACTGCGTCACCCGCAGAATCCATTAACTTTCTAAGCTCTTCTTTTTTCACTATGCTGCTCCTATTGGCTTTGCAAGAAACCTCTTTCTGCGCAGCCCAATATTGCAGACGTGAAAAAGTCTCCCCGCCAACAGGCGGGGAGCTTCTCAGCTTTTTCTACTTATTAAGCGCGTTAATAACGCCAGTGAAGTAGACAGCCGCCTTACCCGTCAGCTTGCTGACAATATCATTGTCAACTTCCTGACCAGCATCCGTCAATGCTGCTGTAAGTCCATTGATGGCAACTTCCTTTGACACGCGCGTTCCACCAGAAGCTTTTGCACCACCGCTGGAAGCAGCTGCAGCCTTCTTAATGTATACGCCAGCCTTCGTAAGCACCATGCGAACACCGTTTGGACTTTCACCAAGCTCTTCAGCAATCTCCTTTACGATTTCCATACTCGTCTCTGGAGTAGGCTCGGCCTTTTCATACATTTCGACCGCTTGTGCCTTTCGTTCATCTGTCCATGCCATCTTTCTTTTCCTCTTTGTTGATTTATAGCCTACGCATGTGCCTAGGCGTGCCAGTTGTTGCAAGTAAAATCTTTCGCCCATATAATCATCCTTTTTATTATTATATAGGCTATAAGAAATTAAGTCAACTACTTTCTTCGTCTTGTTTGAATTGTTTTATCATACTTTTTGTCGCAGCTTCTATGTATGTTTCTGAATAGAAAATAAATACGATAAAAAATATAGGTGCTAATAAAAAAGATACTATAGCCATCATGCCATAATACGTTGAACGTCCGAAAAAATCCAACGAAACATTTGATAGCTTCAATATCTTCCTACACATTAGTAATGTAGATAGCGATGTTGCTAAACAAAATATAAGATAATATTGAAGGATATTATAAATTACTTGCGTCGATTCCATACTCGTCCAAATGTGTTAATTTTCCTAGATCGTATGCAAGTTGAGCTGCATAGAATCCTCCCTGGTTGAATGTTTCTTCGCTTCGTTCAATGACCCAAATTCTGTAACAGGGCCACTCATAATTAGTCTTTAATTCTTTTACTACTTTACAAGGAGCATGGTATTTCGCAGACCAGGCTATTTCACCTTCTGCAAAAGAATCTCCTATGCAATTATCTGGAAGTAATGATACTTTATGTGCATCATCACCTTTTGCCCGTTCAGGTACTCCTAAATTTTCAATTAAATGATTTATAAACGCAGTAGATCTATAATTCTTCTTAGCTATATCTGCTATTGATTCTCCTCGAATAAATGATTGAATTATCCATTTAATCTCATCTTTATCAGCAGGTGTTCCTCGCTTTTTAGCCTTCATTCTTTTGATAAGGTCTTGCTGCTCCTTATAGTTTTCAATGATTTTATTTAATCGAGTTGTATTATATGAGATGTTTAAAATAGTACAAGCCTCCTTCTTAGAGATAGGAGGCGAAGAATTGAGTAAGTCAATTACTCTTTTAATATTACTGTCAGAAAGCTTTTCATGCTCTTTTACTTTGACACCACGTTTAGCCATATTTTATATTCTCTATTATTATACCCTATACCTCTAAAATTGTCAAGTACTATTTTTAACAAACTCAATTAGATATATCATGTAGAAATACTTCTCCAATAACTTTAGCACATTCTTTTGCAATTTGAATATGCTCTTTTTGCGTGCCATGAGCACTACGAAGATCAATATAATGAATCCAGGAACGTATTGTACCGTTCATAAATAGACGCGAAGGCGTCATGCCTTCTGGCAATACAGCACGAGCTACTTCTTTAGCAATACCCATTTCAGTAGCCCAGTTATAAGCATCAATTGCTTGATCGAGTACTAGTTGCTGTCGATTAGCCCATTCTTTGTGAAGAGCCAAATCCTCCGTTTCAATAGAGTTTTGGCGATTCTTTTTATCTTGTAGCCGTGCTTCACGAATTACAAAATCCATAGCAGTCGGCTGAGCATAGCGTTGAGAAAACTCTTGAAAACTAAAACTACGATGTCTTAGTATTTGACGTGCAATATCACGCGTAGTCTCAATCTCTAGACAGACTGAAACCATTTCAAAAGGACTCCAATGCTTATGACAAATAAGATACTTTAATAGCTTTTCATTGTCATCTTCTAAGCTAGCTTCTAAATTACTTACACGCGCGCAGTATGCAATAAGATCGGAGATCTCAGTTGTATCTGCTTGCGCATACTTAGGAAGCTGACTATAACTAAATAGTGTTACTTTCATCTTTTATTAATTCCATAGCAAGTATTACGGAAACTACTTGATCTAGCGTACAGCCAGACATCTTAGCAATTTTATCTAAATAATCACGTACATGGACGTCTAAATCAATAACCACTGTTTCTTGCTTTGTCATCGAGTTCCCTGCCCACGATATTCCTTGTAAGAACGCTTCTTATGCTTATTCATAGAAGAGTACTTAACCATTCGCCTATTACGACTAATGGAAGTCTTCTTCTTAATATGTTTAATTTCAACCTTAGTTGTTTTAACTGTCTTTGCCATTAAAATATAATCCTTATCTTTTCACTTTGACAATGGGGACACTTATTTTTATACCCTTTAATTAAAGTAACTTTATGACATGATTCACATGAAAGCGTATTCCATCCTGTTTCATCTATCTTTTTTTGTTCTAAGTCAATAAGTATTTCAGCAAAATGAATAATCTTTTTTAAATCTTCAATGCCGTTTTTACTTCGCCAACGAGTTGCATACTTAATAATACATCCCTCGATAAAAGGAATATCATTAGCGTATATATACTCAATAGGTTGAATTTTTAAATTTTTATAGTGGTCGCCACCTTCTTGCTTTTTTAAACTAGATGTCATTTTCATCTCTCTGCTCACTACGAAATACTTCAAATCCGTCAGGATAACGAACTCTCAACTTATCTATATTAACAAGAAGAACATCTTCTAAATCTATACCTAAGGATGTAGCTGCATTAGCAACATACCACATTACGTCTCCAAGTTCACGAATTAGATGCTCTCGAACTTCTCCATCATAATATTTTCCCTGAAACATAATCTTTTTTACAACTTCAGAAAACTCTCCAGACTCACTTGCCATACCAATAGCAGCAGTAAGAAGAAGAGAAGGATTAATAGCAACTGGATTATTACCAAGAGTATCTATACGCTCAATAAAATCAGCAGGAGACCTACTATCATTGCTGGTTGTTGAGAGTACAAAATCCTGATAGGCATTAAGACTGGTCATTTTTCCTCCGGTTTTGCTAACAATATTGAAGTATACCAATAATGTATATATTATAAATAATAAATACGTACAGTGTCAAGAATTATTTTTGACCTACTGAAAAAAATTTCTTGACTAAAAATGCTGTTAAGTGTTATAATATACTCGGTGGGAAATGTAGGGAAACCGCACCCACCGGGTTAAAATAGCCACCGAAAGGGGCAAGCTACTTACTGAAAAAGGAGTAAATCATGAACTTAGAAAAAGTGTTTGTAGGAATTGATGACCTGTTCAATCTCCCATTTGGCATGGAGAATTATCCAAGATACAATATTGGAAAAGTACCGAACGGTTACTCGCTAGAAATGGCACTACCGGGTTGGGATCCTAAACAAGTCTCAATCACTTTCCAAGACGGCGTACTGAAAGTAAATGGAGAAAAACAAGAGGTTGCGGAAGAGCCTGCTTGGATGCACAAAGGGATCTCTAGCAAGAGCTTTGCTAGGGCTTTTAAGGTAAACTCAAACTTAGAGGTAAAAAAGGCTGAGTTCGATAATGGCATGTTAAAGGTGAGTATGGAATACACGCCTGTAACAGAAGCTGTTAAAATTCCAATTGAGGCCCATTAATAATCGCCTCGGGGAAGCCAAGCGTAAAGCTTGGCTTCTTCCTTAATTTATATGATTAATTTTTTAAAAGCACTTCCACTTCAAGCACAGCTTATTGCAGGCTTAGGTTTGATTTTACTTATTATTGCTCTATTTGGAGCAGCTATGGCCTACGGCTATAATAAAGCAGAAAATAAATATATAGCTATAATTGCTACTTACAAACAAGAAGCGGAATTATTACAAACTAAATTGGACGCAGCCTTAGCGGACGTTAAGGTTAGAATCGTAACTGAATACGTAGATCGTGTACAGACTATTAAGGAGAAAGAATATGTCTATAAAGACAAAATTGTTAACGTCCCTTCTAGGTGCGAGCTTTCTAATGGTTGGGTGTACTTGCACGACAGTAGTGCCCGAGGTGGAAATGCCGACTCCGCCAGAGTCGCTGATGAAACCCCCTCAGGAGTTAGAGACACTGAAGCCCTCGAAACCGTCGTTGGAAACTACTCTATCGCGCAACAAAACGCTGAACAGCTAAAAGCCTTGCAGAAGTGGGTAGTGGAAGCTGAAAAGGAAGTTCAAAGACAAAACGAAGAAGCAAAAAAGAAGAGATGATTCCTCGTAAGTACGAAGGAAGGCCCATTGTATTATGTGCAACTGGGCCTTCTCTAACAGAAGAAGTAATAAAAACTATCGAAGAGTTCAAAGACAAAGTTGTTGTTTTTGGCATTAATGACTCCTATAAAATTATTGACTTTTTAGATGAGTTTTATGCGTGTGATACCCGTTGGTGGAAAATGCATGGAAAAGAGTTTAAAGAAAAATATCCTAATCTTTCAGCTTGGACACAATGTCAAAGTTCAGCAAAAGAATTTAATTTACAACATATAAAAGGAAGGCATTCAAAAGCTTTTAGTGAATCTCCTGGAATAATTCATTTTGGCAAAAACTCTGGCTTTCAAGCATTAAATATAGCTTACTTAATGGGTGGCAGTAAATTTATACTAACTGGTTATAATATGCAAAAGGTAGGGGATAAATCTCATTTTTTTGGAGATCATCCTGCATCACTTAATAAAAATAGTCCTTATAATGATTTTGTTAAAAATTTTAGTACTATACAACTAGAGATTGGCAGAATGATAGTAAACTGTACACCTAATTCAGCATTAAACATCTTTGAAAAAGCAGATTTAAGAGAAACATTATGCTCCATATAGTTACAATAATATGGGGTAATACTTATACAAATGATTATGTCGATAAATTATACTGGGGAATTAGACGACATACTTCAATACCTTTTAAATTTACTTGTTTTGTTGATACATTAGATAGAGAATTTACTCCTCATGTTGAGAAAAAGTTAATTCCTTATTTTACAGGAAATTGGTATTCAAAAATTAGTTTATATAACCGAGAATTATATAGGCCCGAGGATCAGATTTTTTATTTTGATTTAGATACTGTTATAATTGATGATTTAAATGATATTTTTTCTTATACTGGCGATTTTGCTGTGCTTGAAGATTTTACACATCAAAATAAATATGGCTCTGGATTTATGAGTTGGACTCCAGCAGCAGTTCATCATCTTTGGGAAAGATTTAAACCTGGATGGTCTCATAAATTTGGAGATCAAGCTTGGTGTGAGCAACAGTATCCTGGAGCAGACTTTTGGCAAAAGCTATACCCAAAAAAGATTATTAGTTATAAAGTACATATAAAAAGATCTATGCGATCTGTACCAGGACAAACAGGCGATTTAAATACAGCGAGTATTGTTTGCTTTCATGGCAAACCAAATCCGCACGAAGTTGCGGAGTCTTGGATGAAAATACATTGGATATAAAAGCAAGTATTCTAACCACAACGCATAATCGAAACGATCTATTAAAAAAACACTTAGGGTCTATTAACTCTCAAAATGTGAGTTTCAATTATGAAATTCTAGTATTAGACGACTATTACAAATCTGAACCAGAAACTATTGATATTGTTAATAGTTTTAAATATACTCGATATATTCATACAGGAAAAACAAAGAAAGAAAAGGACTGCTGGAGAGTTCCTGGTTATGCTTTAAATATAGGAGCAAAACTAGCAAAAGCTGATATACTAACAATAACAGGATGCGATATAGAGTTAATCGGACCTGAAGTATATCAGGCTGTAATTAATACTATTGAAAAGTCTAGAGATCTTATAACTGTTAAGAAGATTCATGTTCTTAATGAAGATCCTAGAATGAGAACCGCTATACGAATGCCTTTTTTTATGACCATCCCAAAAGAAACTTTTATGTATATAGGCGGATATGACGAAGACTTTATTGGAGTTGCCGCAGAAGATAATGACTTAATGGATAGACTTATGAGTTTAAAGAAACTAGTTGTAGCTCCTGTTGAGATAATTCATCATTCACATGAAAATGTAGTTTGGGACGAAAGAAGGGATTATAATTTAAAGCTTTGGAAAGAGCGAAAAGGTATACTTGTAAGAAATGTAAATAAAGAGTGGGGGTTTTTTCCATGCAAATGAGAAAAGATATACAAAAACATATTGAAAGAAACTCAATTGTTTTAGACTTAGGTTGTGGTATTAAGAATCATTCTATTTATTCTGATCATACTACTACTGTAGATGCTTGGGAGAAACTAAATCCAGATATTCTTATGGACTTGGAAAAAGAAGAGCTGCCTTTCAAAGACAATAGTTTTGACTATATTACTATGATAGATTTTATTGAGCATTTAGATAAAGAAGCAGGAAAAGTATTACTGGATAAATGTAAAAAAATTGTAAGAAAGAAGATAATAATATTTACGCCTCTTTTTTGGGACGATAACTCTAAATGTGTCAATGATCGCAGTTGTTGGGCATATGGAAATAAATATGACTACCATAAGTCACTATGGGATTTAGAAAATGATTTTAAAGATTGGATTACAATTAACATTTATGGGCCTAAACATTTACAACAATGGCTCGGGTACTGGCAAAAATGAGAATAGCAGTAATAATGGGTACACGCCCAGAGATAATAAGACTATATCATACAATTAAAGCACTACCAGATAAAACTATTTACTGGACAGGCCAAAATTTTGCTAAAAATCTATCTACTGATATATTTGAAGATCCTCTATTAGCAGATGCATATAAAGAAGTTGTAATGCTATCTACTTTTGAGATAGAAAATTTTGCTGGTCAATTTGCAATAATGATTGAAAGTTTAGCAGATGAACTACTAAGAAATAGACCAGACAAAGTATTAATACTTGGAGATACAAACTCTTCTTTAGCCGGAGCTTTAATAGCTAAAAAATTTGGTCTTCCTCTTTACCATATGGAAGCAGGTAATCGTTGCTATGATCCTAACTCTCCGGAAGAAGTTAATAGAAAAATGATAGACAGTATAGCAGATGTTCATATGTGTTATACTCAGCATGCTAAACAAAATCTATTGGCTGAAGGTGTACCTCAAAACCGTATTCATGTAATTGGAAATCCTATAGCCGAATTCAAAGAATTTCACTCAGTACCTTTCTACTACAATGAACATATTTTAGTTACGTGTCATAGACAAGAAAATCAAAAGTATATAAAACAAATTATTGCAGCACTACGATTTCTCAGTAAAAACCATAAAACAATAGCTTGTATACATCCAAGATATAATGATTATTTTAGAGGACAACCTGGTATTGAAACAATTCCTTCTGTATCTTTTTCACAATTTATAAGTCTTGAAAAAAGATCTAAACTAATTATAACTGATTCTGGTACTGTATGTGAAGAAGCTGCTTTATTAAATATTCCTTGCTTAATAATAAGAAAAACTATGGAACGTCCAGAATTGTTTGATATTGGTTCTTGTATATTAACTGATGTAACTAACGACTCTCAAATAGTTGAAGACGCATTAGAACTGATGAAGGAAAAACCACACAATTACATAATGTCAACTGAGTATTGGTACCCTAATCCAGTATCTCAGCGAGTAAAGAATATAGTGTTGGGTAAAGGGAACTACATATGAAAACTATAGTTGTTCCAACGTTTAAAAATCCTTGGAGAAACTACACGTATGAGTATGTTAAAACTGTTTACACAGAATTTGAACAATGTGGCTATAGGATAAGATTTTCAACAGATCTACTAGGTTCTTATCCAGCTAATTTCGCTAATTCCGGCTGTTTTTATGCAATAGTTAATAATAGTTTAGTACTATTTGATCAATCAGAATATTATGATGAAAATAGTTGGAACTGCAAAAACGGAGTCTGGAATAGAAATCCACCTCCTTTAAGTCCAAGATATGTACCTGAGCAATTAAAGAATCCAGTATTTAAAAGGATGATGGTTCCTTTTGCTGAATACTCTAGTAACGTGTACCCTTTAGGACCTTTCATATGTACTGCCCCAAAGTTAGAATGTTTACGCAGAAAACATATAGCAACCTACTCTAGTAATGTTTTGTTAAGCACAAATAGAGTATATGGCAATGCAGTCTATACCAGAGGTATAGCTTTTTCAAAACTAAACCTACCTAAAACTGTATTGATGGATACAAGTAGAACAGCTTTACAAGATTACTACAAAAGATTAGAAACTTGTTTTGCTTCTTTAAATATTACTGGAGCCTCTAAATATACTCAAGATTCTGCCCCCATTGAAAATATGCTATTAGGGGTTTGTGTAATAAGCAATACGTTTGATATTAAGTTACCTTTTAATAAGCAACTAATAGCTGGAAAACACTACATTCGTATAGAAGACGACTATAGTGATATTAATGAAAGAATTATGTATGCATTTAATAATCGAGAAGAAGTTAAAAGTATTGGTACTGCAGCATATAGCTTATTAAATGAAACTATTGTACCTGAAAAAAGAGTAGAATGGGTAGAGAAAGTTATAGAAGACTATTATGAATAATGTGTTGGTTATAGGTGGTGCGGGGTATATTGGAGG